CAACCACGGCAACCAATTTGTCAGGCGGTGCGGCAAGTCAAATCCCTTATCAAACTGGATCAGGCGCTACGTCTTTTGTCGCCAACGGAACTACCGGACAAGTTTTAACCTCAAACGGCACAAGCGCACCGTCTTGGACAACTATTTCTGCTTCAGTTGCTGTTTCTGATGACACAACAACTAACGCCACTCGATACCCGTTATTTGCTTCTGTTACGTCTGGTTCAATTTCAACAGAATACGTTTCTTCTACTAAATATCAATTCAACCCATCTACTGGATTGTTGACTGCTACCGGATTTAGTGGCTCGGGCGCTAACCTGACAAGCATTCCTAACGGGGCATTGGTTAATTCAAGCGTCACCATTGGCTCTACAGCGGTCGCTTTGGGTGCTACGGTAACAACCTTTGCCGGACTTGTTTCGGTGACCTCTACGACCTTTGTAGGGGCTTTGACGGGCAACGCAAGTACAGCCACAACAGCGACTAACGCAACGAACGCCACAAACACCGGAACAACGGACGACACGACAACAAATGCCGTGATGTATCCCGTTTGGAAAACCAGCACATCGGGAAACTTGCCGGAATATACGTCTTCCACAAAGTTAAAATTTAACCCAAGCACAGGGGCTTTGACAGCCTCGCAACTTGTCATAGCACCATAAGGATAGATCATGGGAACTTTAGTCTTTCAAGCAACATTAGGCGGTCAAGTCAATTTGACAGGCCCAAACACCGCGTCCACCTTCACAATCAGCGTTCCAGCAGTGACCGGAGCAATGATTACTTCGGGCGATACGGGAACGGTAACCAGCACAATGATTTCCGGCCCTGTTACTACGGCTAAAGGCGGCACAGGACTCACATCTTTCACTGCTAACGGTGTGGTCTACGCATCGTCTTCAAGTGTATTGACTACGGGGTCTGCGTTAGTGTTTGATGGTACTAATCTAGGTTTAAGTGTTACTCCAAGTGCTTGGACAACAACAAACGCAGCAACGGCCCAATTAAAGAATATTTCAATTTCTGCATTAGCTACCAATGATTTGCAACTTACGTCTAACGGTTATTTTGACGGTTCTTCTTGGAGATACATTGCTAGTAGCGTTACTGCTCAAAACTACTACCAAAGCGCAGGCGCTCATGTATGGCGCAACGCAGTAGCGGGTACAGCGGGTAACGTAATTACTTGGTCTCAATCAATGGCAATTGATTCCACTGGTAACGTAGGTATTGGAACGGCTTTGCCTTCGGCGTCTGCTATTTTGGATGTGCAAAGCACAACCAAAGGCATGAGAATGCCAAACATGACCACAACACAAAAAAATGCCATTTCTAGTCCTGCTGCTGGTTTAATGGTGTTTGATACAACGCTGTCAAAATTGTGTGTTTATAGTGGTTCTGCTTGGCAAACAATAACATCGGTTTAATTAAGGAAAACCATGACTACTATCACTTGGATTATTGAATGGATGAACGCATCCACAACCGAAATCAACGGCTTCACTGAGGTTGTCTTGACTGCTGGTTGGCGCTGCACTGGTACTCAAGTTTCTGGTGGCGCAGATTACACCGCTACGGTCTACGGCACTTGCTCGTTTCCTGAACCTGCAACTGGTGGCTTGTTTACACCCTATGCTGATTTGACGCAAAATCAAGTGTTTGGCTGGTGCTGGAGCAACGGTGTGGACAAAGATTCTGCTGAAGCCGCTGTGCAAACTCAGATTGACAACCAAATTAACCCACCTGTCATTCAGCCTGCATTGCCTTGGTCTGCTTAATAAACATAGTATTGGATTGAAATGAAAATAGCTGTCTACGCCATCAGTAAGAACGAACAACAGTTTGTTTATCGCTTTTGTGACTCTGCCAAGGATGCTGACCTCATTTTGATAGCAGATACCGGAAGCACTGATGACACAATTAAATTAGCCCTTGAGTGCGGTGCAAAGGTTCACGACATCTGCATTAGCCCTTGGAGGTTTGACAAAGCCCGTGATGCCGCCCTATCACTTATCCCAAGAGACTTTGATGTCTGTATTAGCCTAGACCTTGATGAGGTTTTAGAGCCTGGTTGGCGTGAAGAGATAGAACGTGTCTGGACAGCAGAAACTACCCGTTTGCGGTACAAGTTTGATTGGGGTTCTGGGATTTCTTTTTATTACGAAAAGATTCATCATCGTCACGGCTACCATTGGCATCACCCAGTGCATGAATATCCCCGTCCTGACGGCAGAATTACAGAAGTCTATGCCCAAACAGACATGCTCTTGGTTAGCCATCACCCAGACCCAACCAAGTCCCGTGGGCAATACATGCCCCTGTTGAACCTTGCTATCCAAGAAGATCCATTCTGCCCCCGCAATCGCTTCTACCATGCGCGGGAATTAACCTTTTACAGCCGCTGGGAAGATGCCATAAAAGCCCTAAATGCTTATCTGGCTATGCCACAGGCTACTTGGAACAATGAACGTGCCTATGCCATGCGTTTGCTGGGTAAGTCGCATGAGGAACTGGGGCAGGGTTGGGACGCATTAAAGTGGTATCGCTTGGCAGTAGCTGAAGCACCTAATACCCGTGAAACTTGGGTGGACCTGTCTATGTTCTGTTACCGCAACAGTATGTGGATTGAATCCTATTCAGCAGCCAAATCAGCCCTTGCGATTACCAATAAAGAGCTTGTATATACAATGGATCCACAAGTCTGGGGTGAAAAGCCATATGACTTGGGCAGTATTGCTGCTTGGCATCTTGGGTTAAAAGAAGAAGCTGTCGAATTATGTAAAAAAGCTTTAGAATTCAACCCTACAGACACCCGACTTATTCGCAATTTAGAACAAATGTTGGAGCCTATTACGGTGGAATAACATGAGCGATTACCAAAGATTACGAACCCCGTTTCCCCAGATGAGCTTCACGCCAGATGTGCCAAGCAATGCGTTGGGGCCAAACGAATATAACAGTGGTCGTAATGTTGAAGCTGACGTTCGTGGCATTAAGAAAATCTATGGTGAACAAGATATTCTGAGTACCATTCCCAACTTTCCAATTTTTATGGATGGTGGGTTTCGTACTGAAGGCCAATGGATATACATTGTTGCTACTAGGGATAGTTCAGATCGTGGTCGCTGGTATGTAATTACTACTGCGGGAATTACCAATGTTACGCCTGGCATAGGTGGCAATCCATCTGCTTATTTGACGGGCTATACAGAAAACATCAACATCACCACTTCTTGGGTGGGTGGTGTTTTCTTTATCAATGACGGGTTGGCTTCACCGATGTATTTACTGCCAGCCGCAGTACCTTACGAAATATACAAATACGATGCTGCTCCAAACAATTACATTTGGAATTACGACATTGGTGTATCAGGCACACGGGCGGCATTTGTCAGAAACTTCTGCTCTCCAAACGTAGGCAACATTTTGATTGCAGGTAACCTGACCAAAGATTACACATCTTCTGGTTTGACAATTAATTACCCCACAACTGTGCGGTGGTCACAAGCCTTTGCTAATACAGGTGTTCCTGCTACTTGGGAGCCTACCTTATCAAACGTGGCTAACGAGCAGGAAATTCCTGTGCGTGGTCCTATTGTTGATGGATTCTTTTTGGGTGGCAACTTTTATATCTGTTCTTATTGGGATACCGTTGTCCTTAGTCCAATTGCTTATCAAAACAGCACAGCGCCGATTTTTGGTGTTCGACTTTTTAATCAAGGCCGTGGTCTTATTAACAATAACTGCTGGTCTAATACTGATACCAACGTATATGGCGTGGACAGTCGTGACATTTGGGTATTCAATGGTTCAGACTTTGCTCCGCTAGGCAACCAAAAAGTCAGGGATTATTTCTTCCGCAACTTGTCTACAACGTATTCTGATCGTATTTTTATGATCAACAATACCCAAAAAAACCAGATCGAGATCTACTACCCCGACCTTACTTCTTCTGGCTGGTGCAACAAGATGCTGTCATACCGCTATGACCTGCAAATCTGGAATGCTCCTAAAGACATTGGCAATGCTTGTATGGGTGCAGAAGCTCCTGTATATACGGGCGGTGTGTTTAAGTTTGCTTCCCGTACAGTAACGTATGCTCCTGCTGGCGCATCAAGTAAGCTAATACAGACAAATATTGGCAATTCTTTTATTAATGGCGAACCAATTCCTGCTTTGTTTGAACGTAATAACATGGTGTTGCAAGGCAATCAAGGACCTGTTCCTTACTCTTCTAAAGTCTACATCCACCGTCTTTTGCCTGAAATTGCTGGTACGGGTGCAATTGATATTACTGTGGGTGGTTCTAACTCTACTGCCCAGCCAGCCACCTATGGTCAAACAGGCCATGTGAACATAGTTACAGACAATCCTTGGGTAACTACCCAGCAAAACAACGTGCGGACAATATCTGTCAAGGTAGAGTCCAATGATGCTACAGACGCATGGAATCTGACTGCACTTAATTGGCAAGCCACTGTTGTTGAGGATGCCTTCTAATGCCATTCCTTCTTGACGGCAACCCTACAACATCAGAGATTTCTGATGCGATTAATTATTTGCTCAGTAATTTTGATACAACTTATTCGGCAGATTCTGTAACAGGCCAAATTAAAGGTCCTACGGGCGTTATTGTTGGGTATTTATACAAATACATTGCTGTTAAATATGCTGATAGTCAAGATGGCGCTTTAAATTTTAATAATTTGCCCACCAATCGTTTGTATTACGGTCTTCGTAACTCCAATGATTCGGCTGAATCTTCTAATCCAGCAGATTATGTTTGGTTTAGAGTAACTGGCGGGTTTGGAACCTCCAAATATCTTTGGTATATTTCTACTGGCGGTCGGCAAGTTCAATTCCGAGTAGCTACTGCCGCCCCTGATGCAGGATGGTTGCAAGTTGATGCTGGGTCTATTGATTTAGATATTGTCACATCTTCCACCACACCCATTATTGTAGAAAGCTTTGCTGCTTACTTTACCCCATCGGTAATGCTTGTTCCCCGTTCTGGTAGCCCATTGGCTCCAGTATTTTCAAGCGTAGCGCCAATTATGTATGCCACCGACAAAGGTACTGTTGTGCCTTACAGCGGTGCAACTACAGATACGGGCGTAACCTTTACCAACAACACATGGCGTATTGGCAATTCCTCGACCACAGGTTTTGGAGATATTTCATACAACGGAATTACTATCGGAAACCCAACAGACGGTGGTGATTACGCTATTTGGCCTAATCCTACGGCAATGCCCACCAGCCCCGCCTATATCACTGTTCCTGTGCGATACAAGAACAAGTTTGGTGTAGTAACTCAAGCTGCTGTTGCTGTTTGCCAATTGGTATTTGCAGACCCTGGCGCTCAAGGCCCTGCTGGCCCTACTGTTGATATTTCTGGTTTTACATCTTTTAACCAAAACTCTGGTGGTGCGTTTACCCCGCCAAATGCAACCTTATCGGCAATCACTACAAACATTACAAGCCCTACTTACTCTTGGTCAATCAGTAGTGCTACTCCTAGTACTTCAACAGCATCTTCTGTTGTTATAGCGCCTTTATCAAATGCAACAACCATTAGCGTCACATTGACTGTTAACGGGTCTAATTTGACATCTGCACTTAGCAGAACCATCAATATGCCCGTAGTATTTGACGGCGCTGCTGGCCAAGCTGGATCAAACGGTCAGATGTCGGCATTTCCAACTATTTTCCTTTGGACCGGATCATCCACGCCTCCTACAAGGCCATCAACCACTTCAACCTACACTTGGTCCTCTGGTTCTTACGCAGCGCCTTCTGGGTGGTCTACAGCCGCTCCTAGCAACACAACGTCTGGGAACTACTTGTGGTCTATTACGATTCCTTTAAATACAGTAGCCACCACAGCCATTTCTCTCTTGGATTGGACCAATACTGCCTATCCAATTCGTGCTGTTGCTTATAACGGACTAAATGGCGATAACGGCTCTCCTGGATCTAATGGTTCTTCTACGTTCTTGGTTAGTCGTGTAGCCAATGACAGTAGCCCGCCAACCAATGCTGAAGTAACCGCTGCTATTGGTCGCACTCCTGTGGCTGGAGATATTGTTACTGTCAGCTACAACAACTACAACAACGCTGTTGTCTACCGATATGTAACCTCTTGGATACTTCAGACTACCTACATCACAGGCAGTTTGATTGTCCAGAACACTATTACTGCTGACAAATTAAGCGTCACATCATTAAAAGCGGTTTCTGCATCTACAGGCAGATTGATTGTTACGGATGATTCTGGTGGGACTACTGGCTCTGGATACATTCAAGCTGGCAATGCGTACCAAACTGGTACTAGCATGGGTAACGCTGGAGCCATTATTTATAGTGATGGTCGTTTTGCTGCTGGCAATTCAACAACAAACATTAATTTTAACGGAAGTCAATTAACTCTTAATGGTAATGTTGTAAACACGGCAAACATTACTTCAAATGCTGTAACAGTAACCAACAGCGCTTTTACCGCATCAGCAGTTCAAAACAATGATGTTCTTGTTTGGCAGGACATACAGTCAATATCTATTTCAACTTCTGGTAGCAGAGTATATGTTTCTACTGCTGGAAGCAATATAAATGGTCGTTATTTTGATTATTTAGATAATCCAGTAGTTATTATCCCCATATTTAGAATTGTTAGAAATTCATCTGAATTAATTAGAAACACTGGCAATGCTGCAATGTCTTTTAGTGACACGCCTGGGTCTGGGGATTATACATACGTTTTGCAAGTATATACAGATCAGCCATCTGGCACGGGTAGCAACTATGGCTATTGTGGCGCATCAAACATCTCAATATTTACAATAGAGACAAAACGATGAACTACACCATATATAACAATGTTAGTGGACAAATTGTTAGAATTGTTGATACGGACAATATTGAATCTCAGATTTTAAACAATGAGTCTTATTTGGAAGGAGCCATTTATGACTCCATGTATTACATTGCCAATGGCAGTCCTGTACCTATTCCCCCTAAGCCAGATCAATATTCTGTATTTGATTACACAACAAAACAATGGGTTGAAAATGAAAATTTGGCAATTTTTGACGTTATCACTCAAAGACAGAAATTATTGTATGCTTCGGATTGGACGCAAATACCAAACAACCCATTAATTCCTGCCTTGCAAGAAGAATGGGCAGTTTACCGACAAGCCTTGCGTGATGTTCCTTCACAATCAGGCTATCCATTTAACGTTATTTGGCCCACACCGCCTCAAGGATAAATCATGGGAATGCAATCAGCCTCTATGCAAACACCTTACTCTTCTGCCCCGCAAGGTAAAGGACGAGGTTTACCTAACCCTGAAGCCCAGATGTCGCCTAACCAGCCACCTGAAACCATCAGAGATCAAATGATGCGTAAATTCCCCCAAGGGAATACAGGCATCATGAACCCGCAAGATGGAGCTATGGGTCAACCAATTGGTGATCAAAATAATACTGGAGCAGTGTATCAGCCAAGTCCGTTTGGCAATGGCAACACAGGTGTTGTAGGCCCTAATCAATCTCAGGGCAAAGGTCAGGGTGCTATGGGTGCTGTGACCTTTCCAGGTCAGGGTGGACAGCCTAAGTTGGGCCAAGCCAACCCCTACCCAAATACTATCAATCCAAGCGATAATACGGGCATGGCTAGACATCAAGCAATGGGTTCTGGCAAGAGCGGTGGATCCGCAAAAGGAGCGCAATAATGGGAATGGGTAAATCATCCGGTTCTTCTCAGGTGCAGATGACACCTGAGCAAAAAGAACTTCTTCAAGCACAAACGGGTTTTCTTACTGGCACAGCATTTCCAGCCTATCAAAGCACTATTGGCGGGGCTAAAGATGTTCTTGGTCAGGTAATGCCAGCCGCTACCAATGCAGCCAATAATGCTTCTAATGTTGCCGCTCAGACTGGTGGCTTACAGCAAGCCGCAGGTACTGCTGGTTTAGCAACTGGTATGGCTGGTTTAGCTTCATTGTTTAATCCTGACTATGAACGTGGTCAGGTCAATGCCGCCTTGCAAGCTGGACGCGAATCCGCTCGTGAATCTCAAGCTGGTCAGAATGCCATGTATGGTGCTTCTGGTGGTTTGGGTAGTTCTCGGATGGCTTTGGCTGATGCCAATCTATCCTCTTTAAATGCTCAACGCCAAGCCACTGCTGCGGCTAATGCTCAAGCAGGTGTACAAGCCAACAAGGCTGCTGCCGCAAATCAATTGATGAGTGCTGGTCAATCAAGCCTTAATGCTGCCAATCAAGCCGCTGCCGCCCGTATTGGTTATGCTGGCACACCTCAAGATGTGTTTAGTAAATACGCTTCTGTAATCTACGGTACGCCTCAATCTTCTACTACTCCTAATTTTGCTGGTACTCAAGGTCAAAAGACTTCCAGCAAGGGCTTTGGCTTTTAAGGATTTAACATGGCAGATACTCCTTTCGGGCTTACGTTTGGCAACCCAAGCAAATATATTGGGTCTAGCGGTATTGGTCAGGCTATTAAGACTGGCCTAACTGCCTATGGGATGCAGAAATCTGGCTTGACTAATTGGCTTAATGACTTAAACAAAAAGCCAGAAGGACAAACAGTGGTGCAAGGATCTGTTCCTTTGCCAGCTAGTTTCAATAAATATTTGTCTGCTGTGCCGCCAACATCATCTTCCTCTGCTTCCCCTGAGGCGGCTAATCCAAACGCTGGCGCTTTTACTCAACAAGCACAAAATCAAGTCACTTTGAATCAAAGCATGATGCCTACACCAAACGCAGGTGGCATGACAGGTGCTGTTGCTCCTGAAGCTGGAGTTGTGGTTTCGCCTGTTATGGATAGCACCCCTCCATCAGATATTGGGCATCAAATTCTTGATGGCAATGATGATTGGCAACATAGCGCTGTCAATCCACAAGCACAACGAGATTCATTAGTATTGCCACAACAACAAACAATTGAAGCCCCTAGATTAACGGGCGATGAATACAAACAAGCTTTAGGTTATGGCAATCTTAAAAAAGCCGCCATGATGATGTTTGGAATGGGATAAGGAAAAACTATGCCTGATGATATGCAACCTCAAGCACCAGTGGGTGCTGTACCCCCTCAGATGCCTCCTCAGGGCAATCCTTCTGCGCCTATTGATATTGTTAAAACATCGCCAAACCCAAATGCTTTAGCTGATGATGCTATTGAGCGCAGGGACACTGGTGCTTTAACGCAGATTGCCAAAGATAACATTGGCACACCTGCATCTGAATTAGCTATGCGTATGGTTAATGGGATCAATGAAAAGCAGACTAAGTTCAATGAACTTGTTAAGCCAATCGACAAGGCTGGTGGCTATGGAACTCCTGAGGGCAATATAAAGATTGCTCAGACATTTCAGACTGTTGCCGACAATCCTCAGTGGGGCACTGCCCTGTTGAAATATGTAATGGGTGATAAGGCTGGTGCTGTCAAGCAAGTCACTGGCGGCGACATCAAGACATTGATTACCTATGACAACGGTGGAAATCAAATTGAAGAAAAGGTCAATGAACTGGGTGAGCCAGTTTCATACACTGATCGCAAAACTGGTTTGCCAATGAGTAAAGATGAGTATGCCCAACGTGTGGGCGGCATCTCTCAATGGGGTAATACTTTGCGTGGTGAGACTGAAAAAGCAACTCGCGCTGAAAGCACCAAGTTTTTTGTTAAAGAAGAACAACAAGCCAACAATTGGCAACAGTTAACGCAAGCACACAAACCCTTGCTTCAGGAAAACTACAACACGTTAAACACTTACAAAACAGATCTTCCTAAAGAACTGTACAACAAGATTTTAGGCTCTGTTAGCCAATCAATGGGGCAAGCCAATTCAAAGTCAAATAGCAAAGCTTCTTTAAATCAATTAAATGACGGCCTTGCTAGTGGTGAAAGTGTCAAAGTTGATAACAAGATGGCAACCGCTTTAGGTGTTCCTAGATTGGCAGGAATGAAGCTGGAAGTAAAAGGCGACCGTCTTGTTAGCGAGGATAAAAGTTTCAGCATTTCCAAGAACCAACTTAAGCAATTGCAAGAAAGTGACACCGTTGGATCTGAAGCTACCAAGAATGCTTCTAGCACAATGGCAAGCATTTCAGAAGCAGAGCGCTTGGGTTTAATTAGTTCAGTTGCTGGTGGAAAATTGCGTAGGGTTGTGGAAAACAGCCAGCAAATGGGTAAAGAACTTGATGAGGCCACCAGAGAGTTTGGTAAACCATCCATCATTTCATTGCCAACATCTGCATCTTTTGTTGACAAGCAAGCACAAACCCTTGCTCAGACTTTGCAAGGCTTGCAAAACGCTGACCAGATGAATGAGTACATCAAATTTCGTAACCGTGCTGTAGATGGTCATAAGGCCACTAACACAGTACCGTTGCCTGGTGAAATCGGTTCTGCTTATTCTCGTCAAGAATTGCCTAAAGAAATTCGCAGGTTTTATGGCGATGAAATTACCAAAGTAATGGGTAATGAAAACACTGCCCGTAAAGAATTAAATGCTTCTATTGAAGTAAGATTTCCTAATGCTGAACAAAAGCCTCTCAAGGCAATTGCTCCTCCTGCAAAACAAGAAGTAAAAAAAGAACGTCCTTCTTTGGCAGATCTTAGAAAACAAGCTGGAGGTTAATGATGGCTTTTGATGAAGCAAAATATCGTGCTGCTGCCAAGGCTGCTGGCTATTCAGATGATGAAATTGATTCTGAATTAGGTGCAAAACCTATAGCCGCCTCTGCGCCTCCACCAAACGAAACTTTTTCTGATGCTACGGCAAAAGCCAGAGCAGAATACGATGCCAAAGTGCATAAGATGCTTAACACCAACGTGACTGTTGGCAACCAGACTTATGAGATTCCAAGCTTTTTTACTTCACCTGCTGGCATTGTTACCGCCGCTGGTGCTGGCATTGGTTTAGGGGCTACTATTTTGGGCGCTGCTGTGGCTGCTCCTAAAGCTTACAACGCGATTAAAGACCGTTGGATAAACAAAGCGCCTGCAATTGATAGAACTGTAGACATACCTTTTACAGCGCCTACCGCAAGCTTTGATGCAAAAGCTGCACCTTCTGTTGCAAATACGGGGTCTGAATGGGATGAAATTATTGCTCGTAGTGAGCAAAACAAAGCCGCCAAAGCTGCTGATGCTTTTGCAAGGCAAGGCAAGCCTATTGTTGAAGCCCCGATTGTTGGCGTAATGCCTTCTGGCGCTCCAGCAACACCCATCCCTGTACCGCCACCGCCACCTCCACCACCGCCAGTTAGTATGACTCAAGCAGTGGCTCAAGGTGGTGATGTTGGTCAAGAATTAAAAAAGATTGTTGCTCAAGAGTTAGACCAAGTTGTTGCACCGATGGGCGCTGTGCCGCCACCTATGGCACAAGCTGCTGCACCACAAGCTGTACCGCCTCAAGAGTTGCGAACAGGCACTGGTAAGCCTGCATTTGCTGGGCAAGGCCCTGAACCTACAATTTCAACTCGGACCAACAAACCTCAGTTTAAAGATGTCTACAAAGACGTAAGCCAAGTCCCGCAAGGCTATGCGTTTGTTCCTAATGCTCAATACATTGACATTCCTCGTCAAGACCTTGGACAGGCAGAATATACAAAAGCTTATTCTGGGCGTGAGTTTCCTCCAACCAATGAAGTTGCTCGTGAACAATCAAAAGAAATTAACCGCACATTAGGCCGCGCAACAAGAGAAGAAGCCAAGCTTGCTGGTTTGCCACCTGCTGAAGTTACGCCTGGCATTACCAAGATGACCACTGCTGGCAAAAAGCGTGTGACTGTTGGCGGCGCTTTAGGTGCTTTGGTTGCTTTGCCTGAATTGGCTAATGCTGCTTCTGAAGCTGGTCAAGGTAACGTAGGCCCTGCTCGTGAACTTGGTTTTGACTTTGGCACGGGCGCTATGTTGGCTAAATTGTTTGGTGGCCCTGCCGCTGCTGCTGGCGCTCTTGCACTTGGCTCTTCTAGCCTAAATGCTGATGAACAAGATCAATTAAACTATCGCCGCAAGGTCGGTGCTGGTCGTGGCATCGCTCCTCCTTCTGCATATCAAAGGTGATTTATGGATTATCAATCGTTAATCAATTCTGTTGTTGGCATTGCTTTTACGGTAGCAGGATGGTTTGCCCGTGAGATGTGGTCTGCTGTCAAAGAACTGAAATCTGATTTGTCTAAGCTGCGTGAGGAACTACCTAAAACGTATGTGACACGCGATGATTACCGTGATGATTTAAGAGAAATTAAGGAATTGCTTGCCAAGATATTTGACAAGCTTGACGGCAAAGCAGATAAATGATTGACCCGATCACCATTAGTGCTGCATTTGCATTGGCGAAAAGCACTATTGCGGGGGTCAAAGAAGCTATCCAGATGGGTAAGGACTTGCAGGAGTGCAGTGGCGACCTGATCAAGTTCTTTGAGATGCGAGATACAGTGGCAAAGGCTGCTGTACACGATAAGAAGAAATCAAAGTCTGACATGGGGCAGGCTTTAGATACAGTTATGCAGGCCAAAGCCTTGCGTGATGCCGAAAGAGAACTGAAAGAAAAGCTGATCTGGTCAGGTCAGGGCGATGTGTGGGAAGCCATACAAGCCGAATACAACATGGTTGTGGCTAACCGCAAGCGTGAAGAACGTGAAGCAGAGGCCCAAGCTAAGTTGAAGCGTGAGAACCTTGCCGAGACAATAAACATTTTGCTGATTGGCTTTGTGTCTATTCTTGCTGCTGGGTTTATTGGTTGGGGAACTCTTGAATTTATCATGTACAAATTGAAAGGTTGATATGAAATATGCAATGCTTGTGTGTCTTGCTTTGTCGGGCTGTGGCGTGGGTTCAGACCCCGCCCCTCAAGACAAAACAATGTCTGTACGTTTGTCTTTTGATGCTGTCCCACCAGGCCCCTTTGTGCTTGGCCCAAGTGGCACTCAAGCAACACCTGCCACGCCTGTAGTCACGTTTGTGACTGGCCCTGTGGTCGGACCAACCGCCATTACAAATCCACCAATTGTTGTTGTTGGCCCTACACCTCCCATTAATTGGTGTACAGACGGGTTTGTAATTGGCCCTTGTACTTTACGTTGTACGCCCGGTGAATTTGTTGTTGGCCCTTGCCCTTAAAGGAGATTAATATGGATTGGTTAAAGACTATTGCGCCAACAATTGCAACAGCCCTTGGTGGCCCTTTGGCGGGTCTTGCTGTGGATGCTATCTCCAAAGCTATTGGCATAGACCCAAAAGACGTTCAAGCAACCATTGATAGTGGCAAGCTTAATGCTGACCAGATCATGCTAATTAAGCAGGCCGAGATACAGATGGCTGCTAGGGCGCAAGAGATGGGTCTGGACTTTGCCAAGCTGGGCAATGACGATCGTAAATCTGCCCGTGATATGCAGGTAGCTACCAAAAGTTATCTACCACCTACGCTGGCTATTGGCGTGACGCTTGGGTTCTTTGGCATCTTGGGTGGCCTGATGTATGGTCAGATTCAACATGCGCCCCAGATTGACATCATGCTGGGTAGCCTAGGCACTGCATGGACAGGCATCATTGCTTTTTACTTTGGGTCTTCTGCTGGCTCGCAAGCCAAAGACGATCTGCTCCACAAATCTACACCTGTTGCTTAACATGCTCTCAAACTTTGACAAATCATTGGCGGCTGTACTTGTTCATGAGGGTGGCTACGTCAACAATCCCAAAGACCCTGGCGGCATGACCAACCTTGGTTGCACAAAAACAACATGGGAAGAATATTGTAGGCATCCCGTAGATGAAAAGACAATGCGGTCATTAACTCCTACAGATGTTGCTCCGCTGTATAAATTAAAGTACTGGGACAAAATCAAGGGCGATGACCTGCCAAGCGGAGTTGACTACGTTGTGTTTGATGCCGCCATCAATAGTGGCCCAGGAAGGGCCGCAAAGTGGCTACAAGCCTGCGTAGGCGTTGATCCTGATGGTGGTATAGGCCCAAAGACTTTAGCCGCTGTAAAGGCCGCTAATCCAAAGCAGCTGATTGAAGACTACAGCAAGCGCCGCCTGTCATTTTTATACGACCTGCCAACGTGGGAGACATTTGGCAAAGGATGGGAGCGCAGGGTAAAAGAAGTAAACGCAACAGCGTTATCAATGTCATAACGGCGTAACAGTGGGCGTTTTCAATACGCTCATGCTCAAACGTGTAGACATTCGCAAAGAATCCGTTCAGTTGAAATTGTCGGTACTTCAAAACAAGTGCCTACCTTTTGATACACCGTATGACACTAATTTTGGATCTTGGTGGATTGCTACTGAGAATGGCGTGGATATTGGCTTTGCGGGGCTTGTTCGCACTGTGTCTTGGACCGATTGCGGCTATCTGTGTCGCGCAGGTGTTGTGCCTGATGCTCGTGGACAAGGACTACAGAAAAAGTTTATTCGTGTCCGACTTAGACAAGCAAAAGCTCTTGGGTGGAAATGGGTCATAACTGACACAACAGACAATCCAGCGTCAGCAAACAGTCTGATTGCTACAGGTTTTAAGCTATTTCAACCGACAAAGCCTTGGGGCTTTAAAAACACGCTGTACTGGCGTAGGAAATTGTAATGACTATAAAACACACCGATCAAGAAATTATCAGTGCGATTGAAAATAGCGCATCAATACGCCAAGCCAGCATGAATCTTGGAATAGATTTGTCTGCGTTATACAAAAGACGCAGACGGATTGAGTTAAGAGAAAAAATAGAAATCAAAGCGCCACAATCCACGGATCAATTTAAACATCTTCAAACAGCGCACGTCCATCCAGCAAAAAAAGATCTTGGCATTTTAAATGGTGTTGTCATTGTGTTCAGTGATGCTCACTTCTGGCCTAGCGTATATACAACTGCGTTTAAAGGTCTTTTGTGGGCCATCAGGGAACTCAAACCTAACGCAGTCATCGCAAACGGAGATATTTTTGATGGGGCGGGTATTAGCCGCTATCCTCGTATTGGTTGGGCTAAGTCACCATCAGTGATGGAAGAACTCAAAGCCT